CGTTCTGACTGTTCTAACCACCTGCTATGTCAATCCTTCCTCCAAGCATTGACAATAATTCTTTTATCTCACTCTTTATTTGTTGAGTTACTTCTCTAATATTAACATAGACCTCTCCCACCGTCACTGCTTTTGCTCCAAGCGTAAAGCTTGTTTCATCATCATATGAGCCTCCTGTCATTGCAACAACGCATTGAAGAGCTGCATAACAGGTTTCAAGGTCCAGGCCTATATTGTAATCTTTGTCATTGCTGGTCACTCCCGCAGCATATTTAACTCTCACATTCTTTATGCCATCAGGAACGCTCTCTGTGATAAATGTTAATCTTCCTTGAGGAGTCCATTGAACGCTTCTAATGCTTACTTGTTTTGCTATAACCCGGTTGGTGTCAGGAAAGACTTCCCACATTTTTGGCACGTTTGTGTAACTCCCACCGCTAAGCCTTGCTCTAACCCAATACATCTCTCCAGCGCTATTAACATCAACTTTGTCCCAGTCAGCAGGCCAATCCCAGTAAACATTGCTGTCTGCAAGAAAAAGCTCTCCGTTTGTAGTGGCGGCAGTGACGTTGCTTAAAGCGGTCCAGCTACTTCCATTGTAGTATTCCCATGTTAATGCAAGACTTCCAGCATCAGTGCCAAGAGTTTGGTGTCTGGTCCAAACTCCCATGAACATATTTGCAAGCCCAATATATAAGGCATCATTGCTTGCAGGTGTTGAGTTAAGAGGATAAAAGGTTGTTTCTGCATCTTCAGCATCACTTGTTTCATCAGTATAACTTGTTCCGCTGCTATCATAGGCTTGTACAGCATCAAATGTGTTGCTGTCACGGCTTAGAAACCATATCTCACTAATACTTTGTAAAAGTAGTACTAGTCCAAACACGCCCAGTGCTTTCTCTTAGTCTTTCACCGGCTTGTGTCAAGAAACGGCTTACAATACTATCATTGAGCGGGCTGTCTTCATCAAGCCTTGTATAAGTAGCATAAAGCTTTTTTGTTCCGAGAGCCGTCACACCAGTTGTTGTTAAGAGTATTCTTCCGCTGTCTTTATCAAGACTATAATCAGTTGTTTCAGTAAGAGCTGTGAACTTATTATCATCAGTGCTGTCTTGAACATTTAATGTATAACTTCCAGCAACAACTTTTCCATAGTCAAGGTCAAAATCTTTTTCACTATTGTCTCCTGTGCCAACAAGTTCATCTATTTCTTGAATTCCTATGCCAGCCCTCTCAATAACTTTTTGTGTATTACTTAATACCATTGTGGAACCCTCCTGTTAAGATTAAATAGATTAGAATGAATATTACAAATTCCTTTAATCATGTTTGTTTTCATGGCTCTTGCCCGCTACCTCTCTTTTCAGCCTCTTGGCCTTTTTTAAAATCTAAAAAATAAAAAAGAGTTTTTTTATCGGACTCTATACTTGCAAAGCACGTTCACAAGAATGCCTGTGCTGTTAATAGTGACATCATCAACTCTCAAGCTGTATGTGTTTGTTCTATCCCAACCATCCCTGTAATTGTTGAAATCAAGCGCGTCATAGTTAGTGGCATTATTAACATACCAACCTTTTCCCATGATGTTAGTGTCATCAATCAGGGTTCCATCATCACTATTCACAACATAAGCACCATTCCAAAGACTTACACGCCTTCTTGCCCCAAGATTTAAGAACTGAATTTTTTTAACAAAAACATCTATTGTTCCGCTATCAAGTTCAAGTGGTGTGCAATTAATGCTTAGTTTGTTGGCCCAAGTGTAGTTGATACCTACTGCCCAGCTTGCGTTGTAGAATGTGTAGTTTGCGCTGACATTTATGCCTTGATATGGGCTGCTGTCATTTGTGCAAACAACGTTTCCTGTGCTTGCTGTGATGGTGTAGTCGCCTGTTGGTACTGCTGCTCCGCTGGTGGTGTTGAACAAAACAAGTGTTCCGCTTACAAGGCCGTTGGCATTATTTGTAACATTGTCACCGGCGCTTGCATTGGTGCAAAGAACAAGTGTTTCATTAACAACGTCATCCGGGTTGTACTCATCCATCGTCACGTTTCCGTACTGGTAGTCCAGTGTGTAGTTGCCGCTTGCAATAACGGTGCCCGCGCTTACTTCAAACACAACCACGTCTGAAACATCATCATGCCCCAACTCTGTTATGTTTTCATAACCCATAGTGGCCGTCTCGTTCGTTATGGTTGTGCCGTTGTACAGGGTGCCGCTTTCATAGGTCCAATATTCCCTTCCGGCTTCAAACTCAAACCAATGCCTTTGATAGTCACTCCAACCAAACACTGCTGCTTGCGCGGATGCGCTGCTCAAAGCCAAAAGTCCTAATAAGATTAAAGCTGCTAAAATTACATCTTTTGTTTTCATTGGTTCCCTTCACACTCCGTGATTTAATGTTTATTCATGCAAAATTCTGCTTATCTTGACATAACATGTGCCGAGCTTTCTTGTGGTGCTTCCAGCAAGCTGTTGAACTCCAATATAAGGAATGAAGTTAATGTCATTTGTTAATGCTGTGCTTGTAGCAACAACTTCATCATTAATGTAAAACTTGGCAATTCTGTCAGCATCAATCTCAATTCTGAACTTGTAAACAGTGCTTGCAGCAACAGCTACTCCGCTATCAACAGTGGTATCTGTTCCTCCTATGCTGTAAACAACTTCCCAATTGGTGTCACTATCATCAGTGCTAAATCTGAAGAATGCTTGGTCAGCGTCTGTTATAATTGTTGGTGTGTTTGTAAGTTTTAATCCAACCCAGTAAAGTACTGTGGTGATTGCTGCTCCTGTGACAATTGCTGTTTCAAATATGACTTGGTTTTCTGTTCCCCACTTAACTCCTGCCCAAGCTGATTGACCGCTATCAAGGTGTGGTGTCAAGATTTCTTGGTCATTATCTGTTCCATCTGTTTCTGCCAATACACCTGCGTGTGTGGTGTGGTATGTTACGTCACCGCTTGAAGCATTTGTTCCAAGAACTTCCCAATTGTGGTTGTACCCAATTGCAATGTCAGCATTAAGACCGGGTACTTGTGCAAAAAATTCTTCAAGATAATATCTTCCTGGACTTCTACAAAAGTGAACCTCGTCATGAACAGTGACTTTCTTAACTTTGTTCTGGTCTCCTTTGAATTTCCAGTTCCTTGTTTCTAATTGATTTATTCCATGTGACATGTTCTGCCACCTCCATCCTGTTTTTTATAGGGTTAACTAATTAATTAAAAAAAAATTAAAAAATAAAAAAAAGTTTTAGTCTCCTCCAGTGCTACTTCTGGCCAAATAGAAAACAACGACGTCACGCCTTTTGTTATCTACATTGCTTCCAATAGTAACTCTGTCCGGATTTGTAGTGGTTTGCGTCCAACTCATAGGAGTTGTTATTGGTGTTCCATCAGCGTCATCAGTTGCTGTTGCATAAATTACATTAACTTCAACACCCAATATTGTGTCCATGTCAAAATAATCTGTGTCATCAGCCGTTGCTGCTGTGTTCACAACTGCAATTCCAAAACCGCTTAATTTGCTATCCGCAATAAGTGTACATCCGCTTGTAACATCTGCTGCCATTTTTTATCACCTCAAGATATGCTGGTCATTTGGCTCATGCAACCCTCAAAGGTTACAACCATTGCTTCATAGACCTTAAGCATGTACTTTCTGCTATCGTTGAGACTTGGCAACTCCTCAAAAGTTATATCCTGTAACACAGCCATGAATATGTACCTTGGATCAAGGAACAATATTCTCCTGCTGCCTGCAGTGCTGGTTATGAACTGGCTCTTAATGAAGTTCACTCCATCAAAGCTGAATGCGTCTGGTATTCCAAAAGGTAAGTTGTCACTTGGTGGACTAACTTGTCTTTGGAAATCCATTAACAATCCTTTGATGTAATTGTGCGTGAATGGGTCTGTCACTGCCAATGTAATTCTTCCAAAGGCGTTGTAACATGTTGCCAACTCATCCCTTATTCCTGCAAGGGTTGGATAGTCACTAACTGCTGTTGTGTTTGTGGTTATACTACTCACAAGTCCTGTGAACTCAGTTGTGTATGTTGAAGCATCCCCATTAATAATGGTGTCTTCTTCAAGCTCAATTAATGCTTGTGTCT